ACGCTGTCCTGCCTTACGTTCTGCCTCGCGTTCTTGCATTTTTGCAACGTCTAAGTCTACGCCTTTAAATGTATATCCTAAGCGATCAAAACTATCTAGCTGCGGGTCTACGCCCCTACCCGCATTACCAATCATAGGTTCTTGTTCACGAGGAGCAGTGTTAGGAATAACTGTATTGTCCATCTGAGGCATACCTATATTTGTAGGTTCGTTGCTAACTATTGCGTTTTGTACTTCTCCTACCCGTTCATTTGGTATAATATTACGAGGATCATACGGGTCTGCGGCATTTTGTCTACCTGTTGTAACACCACTTGTTGGAACACTAGAAGCATAAGTTTGTTGTGCCGGTGTAACTGCATACGGAGCAACATCACCAGCAAAACTACCGGCTTTATCTTTTGTATACATAGGAGCTATTGTATTATCCATACTTGGCATACTTACCGGAGTACCATCTGTCCCATAAAAACTATCGCGAGTCTGTACTGCCGTAGGAGACATATCCCTAAACGTTCGGTTTGGTAAGTTTGGTAAGGGTGCAGGTGCAGGTGCAGGTTCACCTAAATCTCTTTGCATGTTAAGTGCAGTACTTCTAAGGCCATCATCTGGCCTTTGTGTAGTAGAGTTATCTAATAATTGTGCAGGTGCACCCAAATCTCGTTCGGTTGATAACATATCACTAATTGTACTAGTACCGTCTGGACCATCCATGCCAGCGTAAAACTGAGGGCTGAAACTTTCTTGTGGTGTAGGGCCATCCATGCCTGCAAAGAAATTACCTTTTTCTGGAGTACTTATAAATGGATCGCCCCCAGTAGGTGTAAGGATTGTATTTTTGCCTAATGCTAAGGGGTTAGTGGGCGTTGCGGATGTTGGTACATCAGGAGATAACTGAGGATCAGCGATGCCAATCTTTACCTCTGGGGATATTACAACCGTACCATCTTTATTAACATCTACAGCAGTGTTTGCCTTTTTTAGTTTAGCGTCAACGTTTATAATTTCTTTTGTTAACTCTGGGGCAACACCAAACTTGCTAGTAACTTTATCTACTATACCAGCTAATAGACCACCAGATTGTTCTACAACTTTTGCTCTAATATCTAATAAACTCTGTTGCTCTACGCTAGAAAATTTACCTGACGTTATGTACTTATCTAAACGGGCAACATTTTTTCTATCTTGTGCTTCCATAAGACCCATGCCAACAAATCCTATGGGTCCAAACATTCCCATTACTACCTTAGCAATAGTACGATTAAAACCTACTGTAGTATTCATGTAACTAGAATACTCTGCCGCTGTCATAGCGTCAAATTCAGCTTCTGTAGGTGGTGGTGGGTCTTGGTTCATTCTATCTTCTCTAACACTATCTTCTTCTCTAGTGTCAGCAATAATATCCTCAACAACTGGAGGAACGGGTGTAGCATCCGGTGGTGTAGCCGTGTCGTCTGAATTGTATAAATCATATCCTACAGGAATAGGCAAGGACGGTACACCATTTATGAAAGGAATCATAAGAACGCTACCAGCGGCATTACGATACTCACGCATTTCCATATACTTATCGCCCATTAAATCTTTAAATGTTGCCAATGGTCTGTCTTGAGGTGGTATAGGTTGTACAGGTGTAAGAGGACGAGTAGAAGAAGTGTTTACAGAACGGTCAGTCGATGCACTTGTAGGCAAGGTTCTAGTTACACCAGATGGTTGCATTGCAATACCACCTACGGCAAAATCTTGTACGTCTTCACCGTCATCACCTATAATCATAAGGTCTGCCATTTCAAACGGCATATCATCTGGGATAGTAGCTTCGTCATTATTACCCATCTGACCCATAGCTTCCATCTTCTTTAAGCCCATCTTAGCTTCTTGACGTAGTGCCATCATCTTATCTAAACCATGATACCTTACGACATCTGCAGGAAATATAAATTCACCCTCGCTTATGTTAGCGGGAATGTCATCACGAACACCTTCTCTAGTGCCACCAATTGGTACACTATTTCCAGATTCTTCGTCTATCATGCCACCTTCATCTTTGAGGCCACCATCATTAAACATTTCCATTTGTCGATTCATTGGGGTTCCACCTTTACTAAACTCTAATTCATTACTTCTTTTCTTTGCTGCCGAAATAGCTTCTTCTTCTGTTCGGTGTGCGCTTGTAGGCTGTATTTCACCAGCCATAAATTTTTTATATACTTCTTCTTCAGAGTAACGAACACCGTCATATATACTAGGTATATTTACAAAAAGTCCATCTACCTCAAAGGTTATAGATTTTTCAGACATCATCTCACCATCCGGACTTTTGTATACGTCCCGCCCTGCTTGAGTTTTGAAACCTGTATTTACACCAACTTTTTCATCCGCCATTTTTTAATACTTCATCTCTTAATAATTTTAATCTACGTAGTTGAAAGATAGCACCTTGCGCTCTATATATAATATTATCATTGTCAGTCTGTTCCATAGCACGATGTTGTTGTGATATAAGTTCATCTAAATATTCACTAAACTGGTCCCACTGCTGGTGGTTGTTGACCAGCCCCTTGAGCTTGTTGAGGTGCTCCTTGTTGTTCATTACCACTAAATCCTTGTTCTTGCGGTAGTGGTACTTGGCCTGTGCCTATGTTACCACCTCCGGCTCCTGATGGGTCCATTGCGTCTGCACCTGCCGGTGCTCCTTGCTCTGGTGCGGGTTGTTGGAAACCCTTCATAAGTTCAGCTTGAATTGCGGCTTCATTCATGTTGTTAGTTACTTTGTCAGGGTCTAGTTCTAGAGATGTTGCAATCTCCCGTATAATGTATTGGAATTTTGCAAAGGGTGCAAGTGTAGGGCTAGAAGCAATTTGCATAAACTGCATTAGTCTTTGACTACGTACCTCATTAGCCATTAAGCTTTCTGTACCACGAGCCTTAACTTCTAAGTCACCTTTAATCATTGGATCATAATCAAACTGCATGTTAAATCTAAATAGACCCTCACCTAGTGGGCGCAACAAGTAATCGTCTACATTCTTAATTACGTTCTTAACGCCACCTTGTGCCGCACCCATTAGCATACTTATACCTGAAGCTGTACGTCCTACACCTGACACGCCTGTTTGCCCGTGAGCAAAAGATGGAAAGCCAGTTGATTCATCTGCAAGTACTCGTGCTTTGTCAAACAGTTGTAAATTCTCTTGAGATACATTAGGAAACTTTGTGCCGAAGATGGCCTGTCCGGGTGCACCCCCCTGTCTCCGAAACACTTTTCCGGGGTACACAGACATATCTTGTCCGGGAACTAAGTTAGTTTCATCTACCTCTAAGATCAAGTTACCTGACAGTACAGCATTATCTACAGCCATACGCATAAACCCGTTCATCAAAGTTTGTGTATCGTCCATATTCTCAGCAATACCTACACCAAAGAAGCTGTAAGGATTAAGTTCATATGGTGCAGCCATGTAAGGAATACGCGCAGGCTTGAAAGGATTCATAACCATACGAAGTAACTTACCATTACAAATCCATACGTTAGCTTGTAACTCATCTACAGTCTCTAGTTCTTTTGGTATCTCTACGCCCTGTTCTATAAGCATCTCGACATCTACCATGCCCCAGTACTCTAGTACTTCAAAGCGTTCAATGCCATGCTCTGGTGCATAATCAGATAGATCATCTTCCCAGTGTTCTTTATTATAATTTTCCCCAAGCTGGATAGCATCATCAATAACGTTAGAACGAAAGAATGGGCGACGCTTTAAAGCTCTTAACTGTGTGCGAGACATCTTGTGTCGTTCTATTACAAACTGTGCTTCATCCATATTATTAGCATCTGGATCAGGATAGAAGTTCCATACAGATACATGAGATACCTGTGGAACAGTTTTAATAGTAGGTGAATACTCACCGTCATCATCCCAATTAGGATACTCTTTATCTACAGCAAATGGACCTTTCATTACACCAGTACCAAACAGTGCCATCTCAAAGGCAGTGCTACGAAGATGTTTACTTGCACTTGATTCATCTAACTGGTCATGTATTTTCTTTTGCATCATCTTAGCTGCAATCATTGCAGGACTAAAAGTAACTGCAGTAGGTGTTTTACCTACACCTTGACGAACACCTTCGATGTCCTCAAACTTATCTTTAAGTGGGCCTAGACTATCTGCTAATGTCTTTTCAGTTGCACCGGCAGGTAAGTCTTTACCATCACCCGCAAAACCGTAAGGACTTACTACTTCATCTAAAGCAGACTCACGTAGTTGCTCTGGTTCTTTAGGATCAAAGTGTACATCTGCAACTACACCCTCTGGAAGTTCAGTAGGGTCTACAGTTAAAGGAAACTTTTGTGCCGCAAATAATACATCTACAATTTGACCATAGGCCGCTAATGTTTTAGTCTTAGTTACTTTAATAAAGACTCTAGACTTCTCAGCTTCTGTAAACTGTACTTCTGGACTATACAATCCACGATAGTTACGGTAAGCTTTTAACCAACGATCTTCATCTTGTTGACGGTAATCATCTGCGCGATTATACTTTTCCATAATGAAAGGAATAATTTTAGAAGCATCTGCATCATCCACTACTGAGTTGTCACTATCTTCTAGAGCAATAGCGTCATCTTCAATAAAGCCTTCGTTTTCTTCTGCCATTTAATTTTCCTTAATATCCAAATGTAGTATCTGCTATACGCATACTATTCGTAGGTCCGTTAGTTGTATTAAAGTCAAATACACTAAATCTTGGTCTTGACATGATACCATATCTTAGCGCATCATACAAGTGGTCTTCTGCGTGTGTATCAATATCTTCTGGGTTTCTTTTATCTATTGGTAGTGCCGGTAGCTGTGCTATTATGTTTGTGCAAGTATTAAAGAATACAAGCCTTGGTTTTTCTGTGTATTCATCTACTTGTAACCGTCTGTGTATTTCGTTCTTACCTGCTACACGAGAACCCTTTGATCTATCTGAAGGACGCCATCGACATCCCTTCTGTACCATCTGCTCTGCTAGTGAAGGTCCAGTGTCACCGCGTTTGTGCCACAAAGAACTATCAAGTACACCGTATCTAATTGCACCGTCGCCTACTTCGGCTTCTAGTACCATGTCCGCTAAGTCAGTTGCAAGTACTTTAGTTACGTATAACTCTCTGTATACAATTAACTGCTCGCTTGGACTTACTGCAATCCATACTACACCTGACCAACTTCCGTATCCATAGTCACACGCTCTAAACTTAGTCCAGTTAGAAGGTATTAAGAATGGTTCAATTACATGTACGCCTCTATCAAACTCAGTAAAGGCTGCACCTTCTTGTACATCCCAATCACCTTCAAGTAATCTCTTGCGCTGTTGCTCAGGTAGTGATAGAAGCATTGCTTCATAGTCACCTTGTTCAGCTAGGTAGGGATTATCAGATAGACGAGCAGGTATAAACTTACGTTTGAATAATGGCTTACCTGCTTTGGCGTGTCCCGCTGGGTATTTTAATTCTTCTTTAGTATCTATGTCTGTAGCTATGAAAGACTTACCTGCCGGTGCAGGGTCAATAAACATTTTCTTAACCCAGTGATGCCCTCTACCGCCGGGGTTTGTAGTAGCTCTCATACAAAGAGGAAGGTCAGGGTCTGCCGATCTTAATCGACTTCTCATATAGTTCCAAGCAAAAGGTGTAGCCCACTGTGTAAGCTCATCAAACCCAATCCAACTAAATGCTAAACCTTGGTATCTTGTAACGTCTTGGTCTTTGTCTAAGTAACTTAACCACAGTGTAGCACCAGATGGTGCAGTCCATGTCATCTTACGTTCTGACCATTTAATTCCCGGCCAAATCTTAGGGTACATTTCTTGTGACTTAGTTATAAGTTCTCTTAGTTCTTCCGTAGTATGTCGTAAGAGGACTCCTGCGAAGGCTGGGTTGCCCATGTACCTCAAAGGGTCAGCTAACATAGCGTAAGACTTACCACCCCCTGCTGAGCCTCCATAGAGCACCTCACGATCACTTGCTGCAAGGAAGTCTGTTTGTGGCCCGACGTTAGGTTTAAATATTATGTTATGGTCTTCTTCAACCATATCAGTAAACTCTTCCAGTATAACTTCTGGACTAGGCTGCTGTTTCTTTGCCTTGGATTTCTTTTGCACCGATCCTTGAGTTTTCGATTTCTTCCGCTTTGGCAATTGCCTTTTTTGCATAGTCTGCCCATCTGCGAAGGCTTCCAGCTTTGTTTTTTCTTTGTCGCTCATTATCCAACCGTTTCTTTAATCCTACGTGAGATATAGTTCTACCTGTATTTCTTGAAAGCCAGTTAGCTACTTCTCGATACGAATACTGTTTTATGTATTTCTTCGCTTGCTCAAGCATATCAAGTTGATTACTAATTGGCAAGAGGATTCCGTTATCTTCTGGATTTATTTCGTACCCAAATGGAATAGTTCTTGCTACACGTGGTATTGATACCCATAGGTTATCTTCTTTAATGTCTGTTGGTTGTGGTAACTTCCATGTACCTAGTGTCTTAGTCATCTACTTCCTGTACTTCTTTAGCTGGCATAAGCATTACACCACCCTTAGCTTCAACTTGAACTTTCTCAGTTTTAACTAAACCAGTACGATCTAGTAGTTCTTTAGCTGCCGCCATCTTATCACGAATGCCTAACTCAGTAGGATCGTACAATGCACCTACCATAGCCATTGCAGCTTTAGGTACATTACGTGCTAAGTAGCTATGAGTTACGTCTAGTATCTCATCTTTAAGGCTGTTAGTAATTTCAGTGTTTGTAGTATTAGCAGAGTAACCTGCCATAATCTTAGCGGTAGCTATGTCTCCACCTGCCTCATCCATAAGGACAGCTAAGAATTTCTTCTGACGGTCTGTTAACTCACGTGCCATATTATTCCTCTATCATATGCAAAGCTTGCTCAAGTGTCTCTTTGTTACGTCGAGTCCAGCCACGTCCAAAAGTTTTATACGTATTAAGTCCTTCGTAAAAACCTTGACGTACTGAATACACATAATCAATAATGTACTTAGCATCCTTTTCAGCTATAAGCTGTAGCGTATTAGGACCAATAGCCCCGTCTGCTGTAGCCCCAACTGCGCGTTGCACAGCTTTTGCAGGTCTACCCGATCCAGAATTTACAGCCCAGTCCAGACAGGCCCAGTCCAAACCAGAAGGAAGTTGATCGCCTTTAACACGATCCCAATAATTCTTTTTATATATAGGCCCGACTTCCGCAGGAGTTAAGTCACGCATCTCTTGTTCAGTAGACTCACGACCTATCCACTCGTCGTAGACACGTTTAGTTACACCAAGATTAGTCATGCCACCGGGGTCACTGGGATGATTAACGTAACCACCTTCGTGAGCCAGCAACATCTTTAGACATTTACTAAAGTTTTCTTTCATAATAAACCCTACTAATATTTCTTTTTCTTAGCCATGCCACCATAGTTCATCATAGTTTTAGGTTTCTTTTTAACCATAGGCATTCCGCCTTTAGAGGCTGTCATTGTTGCAGTTTTTTTCTTACCCTTATTAGCTGGTGTTCTAGGACTTCTTGTTTTCATTACAAGTAAGTCTTTGAGTGGTACACCTAACTTATCAGCTTCTTTTTTCATGGACTTTAACCATGTTGGATCATTATCTTTTGTCATGTTACTATTTCTTTCCAAAATATTTAC